TGGCAAGGGTTTATTGAGTCAGGAAGCAAAGGAGTTGCTCAGGCCGTGGTTGCTTAAGGCGGTGAATATAATTTGATTGCAGGATATTTGAACCAAACCGCCATCTGGCACTACACGACCGGGCAAATGAACGAATACGGTGAGCCATCAACCAGCAGCAAGCCAATCAAAGTCCGCTGGGAAGGCAAGCGCAGATTGGTCCGGGACAATGAAGGCCGGGAAGTAGTATCAGAGGCAAGGGTGTTTTGTATTGAGCCTGTGAATCCGGGAGATAAGCTGGAGTATGACGGCAGGGAATGGCCAGTGATTGCTGTTTCAATTGTCCCCGGACTGGACGGGAAAGAAAATCATAGGGAGTGTGCGGTCTGATGGCAAAGAACAAATGGCGCATTAAAGAAGCCGTCAAGATAGCAGAGGAAGCTGGGCTGAAAGCGCTGCGGACCGGTGCAGAGGCAATACTCACAGAGGCAATAGACGAGGCACCTATAGAGACTGGCACGCTTCGCCGCAGCGGCACAGTGACAGTTGGAGCCCTACCTGATGGGACGCAGGTGTACGAAGCTGCTGAATCCGGTACTGAAATGAAAGACGCCTTTCCCGACAAGATAGGCAAGGAAAAGGCTGTATATATTTCCTTTTCAACTCCCTATGCCCGGCGACAGCACGAGGAACTAGAATATGAACACCCCCTGGGCGGAAAAGCAAAGTATCTAGAAGATCCGTTTAACCGGAACAAGCAAAAGGTCCTAAAGTATGCTGACAAACAAACAAAAAAGACCCTAGAAAAAGCAAAGTGAGGTGATGCCGGATGCTGAGCGACATAGGAACATATCTCCAGTCTCAGGGTGTAGGAACCCTTGGGGCTGATTTATTTTTAGGGCTTATGCCGGACCAGCCGGATAACTGTATAGCTCTATTTGAGTATGCTGGATCACCGCCGGATTTGCACTGGAACGGTGAATACCCTGGCTTGCAGGTGCGGGTCCGGAACAAAAGCTATGCGGCTGCAAGGACAAAGATAGGGGAAGTGGCAAAGAAACTCCATGGGTTGCATGAACAAACGCTATCCGGTACTCGGTACCTGCTCATCAAGGCCCGGGGCAGTCCGGAAATACTAAAGCGAGATGCAAACAACAGAGTAGAACTATTTGTGAATTTTGAAATCATGCTTGAAAGAGTGGATTGGGTATGGAACGACCTTATAGGCGTGACTTGGGGAGATTTAGGATATATGATTTGGCGAAATTTTACAAGGAGGTAGATAAAAATGGCAATAACAGGAACTGGCGGAGCTGTAAAGCTCAGCGCAAATAAAATAGCTGAAATATCGAACTGGAGCTTGGACCTGGGCGCAGATGACATTGACATCACCAGTTTTGATTCACAGGGATGGAAGGAATACCTGGCCGGACTGAAAGAGTGGTCTGGTAGTATCGAAGGCAATTTCAAACCTGCCGATACAAACGGACAGAAAGCAATTCTCAATGCGTGGCTGAGTGGCCAGAAGTTGACATTTACCTTTGAGGTTTCCTCGGGCGTGTCATTCCAGGGTGAAGCATTTGTAAAACCCTCGATTGAGGTACCGGTGGACGATAAAGCATCGTTCAGTTGCGATATAACAGGCACAGGCGCATTGGCGCTACCAACTTAAGGAGCGTGAATTAATATGGCAATTAGTGGAATGACTGGTGCGGTGTACGTTTCTGACGTGAACACCGCTCCGGTGTCTTTTTCGGGTAAACCATGCACAGGGGATACAGAGAGGAAACGCTATCAGATTACTGATGCAAACCTGAGATATTGGGACCCGGACACTCCGATAACAGTGAAGAAAAAAGGATCGGTTGTAACAACTGGATTTACTTTGGAATACGTCGGCGGCTTTGTCGTTTTTGATACGGCCCTGGGAGTTGATGATACAGTTACTGTTTCCGGCAAGTCCTTGACACTTGTTCAGGCAGGCGGCTTTTTCAACTGGTCCATTGACGGAGACGCTGACGATGCCGAGGCAACAACGTTTGAAAGCGGTGGATGGAAGGAATACAAGAGGGCATTGGTTGGCTGGTCAGGGAGCGCCGAGGCATACTGGGGAGATACACAGTTTTTTAACAGCTTGGGTAAAACCGTAGTCGTGAAGCTGTATATAGATGCAGGGCCTTCACAGGATTGCCTGGAGGGATTTGCAATCATCAACGGTGAAGGTATCGAAAGCCCGGTTGACGGGCTGGTGCAGGAGACGGTTGACTTTACAGGCACGGGACCGCTGTATATCAGGATGTAATTACAAAAGTAATTACTTTTGGGAGGTAGATTATGAGAAATAAAATCGTAAAATTTGCAGACAAGGACATAGACGTAAAGGAAAAGAAAATTGGGGAGCTTGAGATACTGGTGCGCGAACTATTTCCCGCAACAAAAGGTAAGCTCAAAAACCTTGATAAAGCACTGAACGATCTGGAAATCGACTGGGATTTACTTTATAAAAAGCTCCCGATTGTTTTCCCAGAAATAACAGAGGAAGATGTCAAAAACGCTTACATGAGCGACTTGGAAAAGCTGATCGGAGCGTTTGTTGATGTAAATTTTTTCGCAATAAAACAGATGATACCGAAACTGATGGCCTTGGCTCAGACTGGCTCACAGCGGAAGTAATCGTACTGCTTGCGAGGGAATTCGGCTGGACACTGGACGAGATGCGGCAGCTGTATCCAAGCGAGCTGCAGGCGATTCTAAAAGAGCTACAAAAGCAAAAGCTAGTAGACGAATATGCAGAGCAAAAGAATAAGTGGGCGTTTTTGGCGGCGGTTATAGCAAACTGCACTGCTGCGCTGTCAAGAGTATTCAGCGGTAAAAAGAAAAAACCAAAACTTGTGGAGCCAGACGACTTCATAAGCAAAGATTTTGAAGGGCTCATGCAGCAGATATTAGGCACAAAAGAACAAAAGAAAGACAAAAAGTATGCGAAACACATACAGGACGCAAAAGCAAAAGGGCTTAGTGGCCCATGGTAAAGGCAGGTGAGACAGTATGACCGTAGGACAGGTAATAGCAAAGCTGGGCGTTGACCCGAAAGAATATGAAAAGGGCTTGCGAAAGGCAGAAACGCAGGCTAACAAGGCTGGTTCCAAAATTGGCTCAATATTCAAAAATGCTTTTTCCGTGACGCTCGGAGTGGGCATGTTTGAAGCCTTAAAAAAGGGCTTTAAGTCCACAGTAGGAACGGCAATTAGTTTCAACTCCATGCTCCAAACTGCACAGATTGGTTTCGCAACCATGCTTGGAAGTGCGGAAAAAGCGCAGAAGTTCCTTGAGGACATGGCCGATTTCGCTGCCAGGACGCCTTTTGAGTATCCTGAACTGCTTGAAGCGTCAAAAAGGATGCTGGCCTATGGCTTTTCAGCCGAAAACGTGCTACCTACACTACGGGCTGTTGGTGATGCAACGGCAGCTTTGGGTATGGGTAGTGAAGGAATCGATAGGGTCACGCTCGCTCTTGGCCAGATCCTTGCAAAGGGAAAATTATCCGGCGAGGAAATGCGTCAGCTCACAGAAGCCGGTGTCCCGGCATGGCATATCTTAGCTGAGGCGATGGGGAAAACAGTGCCCGAACTCCAGGATATGGTTTCAAAAGGATTAGTGCCCGGTGCAAAAGCTGTTGAAATGCTGACCAAAGGCATGACCAAACGTTTCGGCGGCATGATGGCATCAATGGAGGACACCTGGCAGGGCGTGACATCATCCATAAAAGACATATGGAGAATGACCGTTGGTACTCTGACGCAAACCCTGTTCGGTGGACTGAACGCCATGCTTATAAAAGTCCGTGACTTCCTATCGCAGTTTTACAGTATGCTTAATGCTGTAATGGGCAAAAAGGCGAAGCAGGCTACAGATGGGCTTGTTCAGAGCACGCAGGAGCAGGCTTCGGCCATGGTTGATGTGGGAGACGCAACAGAGGAAGCTGCGAAAAAGGCAAAGAAAAACCTGCAAACCTTTGACGAGGTGCATCAACTCCAGGAAGATATGAGTGATACTGCTGCAGGAGACATGTTTGCAATGCCGGAAACAGGTGCCATGGCTCCGCTTGAGATGGAGGACGCAGGAGAACCGGAAGCATTTACAAAGATGCAGGAAACTCTTGAAAAGCTTGCTATTCTATTCGACCCTGCTATAGAAGGATTCAATAGGCTAAAAACAGCAGCGGAACCGGTAATTACGAGTATTGGCGAAGGACTGAGATGGTTTTACGACAATATTCTTGTACCCTTTGGCACATGGGTAATGACAGAGGCGGTTCCGGCATTTTTCAATTTGCTAACGGGCGCATTTACCGTCCTGAATCCTTTATTACAAGCATTTGCTCCGCTGGGCGAATGGCTGTGGACTAATTTCCTACAACCTATAGCAGCATGGACAGGCGATGCATTTGTCGCGTCAATCAACCTTGTAGCCGATGCATTGGCAAGTATCGGAAATTGGATGTCAGAAAATAAATCTACAGTTGAAGGGATGGCGATTGCAATAGCCGCTTTCTTTGCGGCATGGAAATTAACTGAGCTAATGGCTTTTATTCAGATGTCAGGGGGTTTAATCGGAGCGATAAATGCTATAACAACTGCTATAAAAGCGGGCATTGCAGCAAAAATAGCCGATAAAGCAGAAACTATTGCACTAACCGCTCTATACGCTAAGGATTTCATCGTTTCGCTTGCCAAAGGAGTGGCTTCCCTGGCAACCAGCACAGCGGCGTGGATAGCTAATACAGCGGCGAAAGGCGCAAATACAATAGCTGCATGGGCAGCTGTGGCAGGACAGGCAGCCTTGACCGCCGCTACAACTGCCTGGAATGTAATTTGCGGCATTGCAACGGTAGCAACAACCGCTTTAGGCGCGGCATTTAACTTCCTTATGTCACCGATTACGCTGGTAGTACTTGCAATTGCAGCTGTTATTGCAATAGTTGTCCTGCTCATTAAACATTGGGATGAAGTTAAAGCTGCAGCAATTGCGTGCTGGGAATGGATAAAACAGACTTGGGAAGTTGTTGCCTCCTGGTTTAACGAAAACATAATTCAACCTGTGGCACAATTTTTCAAAGAATTATGGGATGGTATAAAAGAAGCTGCTAGTAACGCATGGGACGGTATTGTAGAAGCATGGAATGCCGCTACGTCATGGTTTAACACTAATATTATTCAGCCTTTGGTAAATTTTTTCACAAATCTTTGGGATGGTATAAAGCAGCTTGCCAATGATGCTTGGAACGGCATAGTAGAAATATGGCAGGTTGTGTCGGGATGGTTTGACACTAATATAATTCAGCCGATAGCCAAATCTTTTACAGACCTATGGGAAGGCATAAAAGAGGTTTGGAACAAGGCAGCAGGCTGGTTTGACACACATGTTATACAGCCACTTGTGGGTGTTTTTAACGACCTGAAAACTGGGATAATCGACATTTGGGATGGAATCTGGGGTGGAATTAAATCAGTTGTAAACAGCATCATCGGGGGAATAAATATCCTGATAAGCGGTTTAAACAAAATACATTTCGATGTACCGGATTGGGTCCCTGGTATCGGAGGAAAAGGTTTTGGCATAAGCATACCGCTTATACCTAAATTGGCTACCGGTACAAACTACATTCCGCAGGACATGTTTGCCTACCTCCACGAAGGCGAGGCTGTAGTACCTAAGAAATACAATCCTGACGCAACGGGACTAACTGCTGAAACAATAGAACAGGCAGTATACAGAGCATTTACGAACGCATTAAGAATCATGCAGGCATCAGCAAGGCAGGACGACAAGGAGCTTGTTCTCAAGATAGACAATACTACCCTTGCCAGGATGCAGCTACCGGCCATTATCCGAGAGGGCCAGCGTCAGGGGCTTAATCTGGTCGTTCAGGGGGTGTAGATCATGCTGAAAATCGCAGGAGTAACGGTAAAAACACCTTCGGAATTGAAGGTCGGCAGGTTTGATATAACAAAATCCAACAGGTCCGCCTCGGGCAAGATGATGATGGAACTTATTGCAACTAAGCGGCGGGTAGATTGCACCTGGAAGATGGTTGCAGACAGCGAATTGCAGACAATCATAGATACTATAACGGCGAATAAGCCGTTTTTTAGTTTGGAATACCCGGATACAGGGGGCAGTAAGTCAATGACCTGCTATGCAGGGGACATTGTAACCAGCCTGTGGCACACGAAAAACGGTGTCAGGTATTGGGAAGAGGTAAGCATAGGATTTATTGAACAGTGAGGTGGTTTTTATGGCACGTGTAAATCTTGCAAGACAACAACTCAGCGACACAGGCCTTATAGCGGCATACTCCCCCGCAACAGAAGAGGGCCACAAAGTGGAAAACAATGGCAGGGTAATCCTCCACGTCTGCAATGATAGCGAGGATACGGTGACGGTAAAAATCCTCTCCGGTTATGTCCGGGCGGGTTTGAAACTGGCTGACAGGGAAGTCCTTATCGAGGCAGGAAAACAGAAGTTCATCGGGCCGTTTGCGACCGACATATATAACCAGACAGACGGTGGGGCAGGGCAAATATATGTAGACTACTCAGCGACCGAAGGCGTAACCGTGGCAGCATTGTTATTTCCGTAATAAATGGGGTGATATATTGTATCCAGTAACGCAAATTTTTCTTGACAAGATGAAAGCCGACAGGCGGCAAGTTAAAGCAAGGGTACTGGTGGATTATACAGACCCATTTCTTGACCAAAGCCTGACAATCGAAGCAAGCGAACAGGCAAATGTATCATACCCGCAACAGACCGCTGACAGCGTAGATCAGACCACACACAAATATGCCTGTTTGGATGGTACCTGGGACCTGACAACAGGAGAATATCACCTTGCACCGTCCCCAGGCATGTTAAGCCAATATCAAATGGGTTGGTGGGGCGCCCAGTTTGCTGGGGCAGGCGGGCTATTTGCTACCCCATACCCGGCACTAACTGTGACGCATTTACCCAGACCAATCCGTCAGCTTAAGGTTGTTGGAGATACGGCAAGGGAAGAATATCCGGTTGATTTTAACATCAGGTTATATGGTCCGGACGACACGCTCCTGAAGACCGAAACAGTCACTGGCAACACACAGGTAAGCTGGAGCAAAACCATCGAGCCGCAGGTCCTTGACGTGGCAAAACAGGTATTGGAAATAACAAAATGGAGCCATGCCGGACGATGTGCAAAGATAATCGAGTTTTTCACCTCGATTCGGGAAGTCTACGAAACCGGAGACTTGGTGAGCTTGCGGCTTTTGGAAGAGCGGGAAGCGTCACAGGGCAGCCTGCCAGTGGGGAATATATCATCCAATGAAATCACGCTTGCCCTGAACAACGAAAGTAAGAAGTTTGACATAGACAACGAACAAAGTCCACTCAAAAACCTTTTGAAGCCTAACAGGAGAATACAAGTATCGCTCGGATTTGAAGGGGCGCTCTTGTGGCAAGACATAAAAAATAAGAAATGGGGTGATTTGTAATGCAACAAACCACGAATTATAGTTTTAAGAAACCTGGAATGACGGACACAGTGGCGGACAGTATCCCTGCATATGCGGATAATTTTGACGATATTGACACGCAAATTAAAGAGCTTGATGATGGCAAGGTGGATAAGATTCCAGGCAAAGGATTGTCAACGAATGATTACACCACAGATGAAAAAAATAAACTTGCTGGGATTGAGGCTGGTGCGGAAGTAAACAATATATCAGATGCAGACGCCAATGAACTCACAGGGGGCGAGGAAACCAACCTGCACAAACACGCTGCAGCTGATGTGAATTATGGCGAAGGAAGCATTGAAACAGCAGTACAAGAGATAAGTGCAAGGGTAGAAAGCAACGCATCAGAAATATCTGACATAAACAGCTATCTAAACTACGTGGACATTTATAACAATGCGCTACGCAAAGATGTTTACGGTGTTGAAGTTGACTATGCAAACAGAACATTCACAAGGCTTGCAGGTGCGGTTGGGAAAAATCCTGGTGCTGACTTTGACAGTATCCTTGCTTTTGGTGGCAGAAGAAGGTGCAATCTTGCCGATAATGGAACAGTTAATGCTTATTATGGTGATGCAGAGTACATTGAAGATGGCTCAAATGGTCAGGTAATGGTTGAACAACCAAAATTCTATTATAAGGTTGTTCCTTTGGTCATTGAACCTATTGCTGATTATGCTGAAGTAAATACATTTAAAATAACAGCAGGATGCAGTTCAAACGGTGATTTGACAATTACCCTTAATGGTGTTGATTTTACAGTTGCTGTTGCA